CTGAATTTGATAAAAAAGATTTCAAACAGTTTCGAAAACAAAACTTGGAACCATTTGAATCCATCTTTCTGCGATTAGGAGTATTGGTTTTACAGAATGCAACAAATTTCTTGGCGGCAAATCCATCAAAAACAGTGCAAGAAATTCGCGTGGAATTAGCTCAATTAATACGAGAATTACAAGCAAATCCAAATCCGGCAATTCTATCTAAATTAGAATTAGAATTAAAGCGTATTGAACGATTAGGAGGATTTGATTCAATTGTCCCGGCAGAAGGCATAGTATTCACATATCGCGGTAACACATATAAAATGACCGGGGCATTTGCACCCGTTAATCAGATTTTAGGAGTGTTAAAATATTCTAGATGATATTTATTATAAAATAGGAAAACTGTAATGGCTCAAAAACACAAAAGCAAGTACAAAGCACCAAAAGATTTAGAAAAATCTCAAAAACCAAAACCACGTAAAGATCTTAAAGATTATACACATGATGATAAAGATGGTAAATTAAACCCTAAGTCTACTGGCGAAAAACAAAGCAATGTATTGCGTAAAACTGATAAGGAAGTAGTAGACGATGGAAAGTATGATGTTAAATACAATTCCGATGATCGTTTATATACGGACTTAGAAGATGGTGACTATGATCCTAAACATGCAGCCAAAGTTTTCAAAAAACGTCAAGAAAAAGACGAAAAGGACAATGAAAAAAATATTAAAGATAAAGTAGAGAACTTAACGCGTGAACAAAAAGAGCGTTTGGTTAGAGAATATATACGTAAGCGCATCATGAAAGTTTTAGCTGAACAAACTGAACCAACAGATGAGCCAACCGAAGAGCCAGCAGACGCTCCTGTCGAAGAACCAACTGATGCTGCAGCTGCTGAACCAACTGCAGAACCGACTATGGACCCGGCTGCTGCTACCGATGCAATGCCAACCGATATGGCAGCTCCAGCACCTGCTCCATCACCAGCACCTGCTCCATCACCTGCACCAGCTCCTGATGCTACAGCAGCTCCAGCACCAGCTACTCCAGATGCTGCAGCACAGCCCGGAGCTGATTTACAGCCTACTCCGGAAGAATTAGAAAATCGAGTAATAACAGGAATGGCGGCAGAACTAGAAAAAGAAGGTGCTATTGGAAAAATTAAAGCAATATCAAAAGTTTTAAAAATGTCCATGAAAGAAACAGATCCTGCAGATCAAGCTACATTGTATCGAATGCTACGTCAGTTTGCTATCAAAAAGTTAAGCACGTTACCTACACAAAAATAAAAAGTTATATGTCTAAAAAGTTACAAAACATTAAAGCCGTTCAACAGATGATTGATGGCACTCACAAGTTTCAGACCAAAAAATCAGTAGGATTTAGTGATGCTGATGCTGCAGCTAAACAAAATGAACGGCATGAAGTTGGCGATGTATGGGAAGAAACAGATGCAGTGTCTGGTATTACATACATAATTGAACAGCGCAACGGATTCCGTATCAAAAAAACTAAAAGTTCAGATGTATTGCAAACAGTACGCGAAGAACTACGGGCATTTCCAAATTGTCGTAAAGACACTTGCACTTGTTTAGGGGCACATCATTTAGATCAAAAAATGAGAAAAATACATGGAATGTGTTTTGATTGTGTGATTGAAATGGAACATGATCTTAAAAAACAAGGCAAGTATGAAGATTATGAACAGCAAAAAATTCGTGAAAATGCATTAGCTTGGTTAGCATCTGCAGAACGAGATGTAACATTATTGAAAGAAGCATACACCCAAGCATCTACATTTGTTACTAATTCAGATGGAGAAAAAGAACATTGGACTGCAAGAATGACTCCAGAAGAATTTGAAGAAACCATACAAGCACAATTCAATAAATTTAAAGAAAATTTTTTAAAAAAATTAAACAAGGAAACTGATGATGCAGAAAATTAAAAAAACACTCATATGGATATTAGTAGGAATCGCTACAGGATTTGGTTTATTTGCATGGATATCTAAAATCTTCAGCAAAAAGAAAGCAGATAAGATTGATAACCAAATCGACAATAACGACAACAACATACATCGAGCTCAAGGACACATCGATGCTGTTGCTGATCAACGAGAAGATGTTGTGCAAGATGTTAAACAGCATGAAGATCGTGTAGAAGATTTAAAACAACAATTAGATGAAGTAGATCCTGTTGTTAAAGATGTAGCAGCTGCGAAACAAAACATTCTGAATAAAACTAAACGAGGTCGTAAACCAAAAAAACAAACACCATGAAACAGTTGTTAGTAATATTATTTTTTCCGTTAATAGCAATTTCACAAGAATTGCCAGACACATGTTTTACTCCGGAACAAATTCAAGACATATCATTTACCTTGGATTCATTGTATGAAGTAGATGAAATTAACAAACAAATAATTCGAGAACAAGAACAAGTTATTTCCGGATTAAAACGAATCATTCATTTAGATTCAGTGGAAATAAATTACAGACAACAACAAACGGTTTTACTTAAAAAGAATATTGATTTATACATTGACCGGGAAAAATACATTAAACCAAAGTGGTATGATCATAAAGCAATATGGTTTGGTACTGGTATATTAACGTCGATTGTAACAACTAAAATTGCTATAGAAATATTCAAATAGTCATGTCTCAGCCAAACATAAAACAAATAATACAGCAACAGTACATGTTATGTGCTAAAGATCCTGTGTTTTTTATGCGTAACTACTGCTATATCCAACATCCTAAACGAGGTAAAATTAAATTTAATTTATATCCATTTCAGGAAGATTCATTAACGGAATTGCGAGACAATCGTTACAATGTAATATTGAAATCTCGTCAGTTAGGTATATCCACATTAGCAGCCGGATATGCTCTGTGGTGCATGTTATTCAAAGAAGATTTTAACGTATTGGTTATTGCAACCACACAAGAAGTAGCAAAAAACTTGGTTACTAAAGTGCGAGTGATGCATGAAAATTTACCAAGCTGGCTGAAGGGTACGGTTGAAGCAGACAACAAACTTTCACTTAAATTTAAAAATGGTTCACAAATAAAAGCAGTATCATCAGCTACCACCGGAGCACGTTCAGAAGCATTATCACTGCTTATTATAGACGAAGCTGCGTTTATTCGTAACATTGAAGAAATATGGATAGCATCACAAGCAACCTTATCAACAGGTGGTGGAGCTATTGTGTTATCTACTCCTAACGGTGTTGGTAACTGGTTTCATCAGGTTTGGTCAGAAGCCGAATCAGAATTAAATGGGTTCCATACCATTAAATTGCATTGGACCGTGCACCCGGAACGAGATCAATCATGGCGTGATGATCAAACAAAATTATTAGGTGAACGAGGAGCGGCACAAGAATGTGACTGTGACTTTGTTAGTTCCGGTCATACGGTTGTTGAAGGTAATTTGCTATTAGAATATGAAACCCGATGTGAAGAACCAGTAGAACGTAGGGGGTTCGATCATGGATATTGGTTATGGGAGTATCCAGATTATGCTCGAGATTATTTAGTAGTAGCAGACGTTGCACGAGGAGATTCTGCAGACTTTTCCGCATTTCAAGTGTTTGATATTGAATCTGTTAAACAGGTTGCTGAGTATAAAGGCAAAGTTCCACCTAATGAATTTGGTAACATGTTGGTTACTGTTGCATCTGAATGGAACAATGCATTGCTGGCTATTGAAAATGCAAACATTGGTTGGGCTGCAATACAACCAGCATTAGACAGAGGATATGCTAATCTGCATTACACATATAAAGATGATGGCTATGTCGATCCTGATGTGCAACTCAAAAAGGGTTATGACATGAAAGATAAGTCACAGATGGTACCAGGTGTGTCAACAACACAACGTACACGACCATTAATGATTTCGGCATTGGAAATGTATATGCGAGAAAAAACACCAGTAATTCGCAGTAAACGTTTAATACAAGAACTATTGGTATTTGTTTGGCTAAATGGCAAAGCACAGGCACAACAAGGATATAACGACGACTTAGTTATGTCATTTGCAATCACATTGTGGCTACGAGACACTGCTCTAAGACTTCGTCAACAAGGAATTGATTTGAATAAACGAGCACTTTCACAGTTTCAAAAATCCAGTCCAGTAATATACACAAACAGACAATCTAAACAAGATACAGGTTGGTCATGGAATAACGGCCATGGCGATGAAGATCTAACTTGGCTGATACGCTAAAAAACTCCATGGTTCTGTAATTAGTTATATTTATATTAAAAGAAAATATGGCGTCATTAAGAAAACGTTTACAAAACCTGTTTAGTACCAATGTAATTGTTCGTGCATATGGCAAAGACCAATTACGCATAGTTGATACCAATCGACTTCAAGGTGTTGGTAATTTAGCACAAAGCAAAGTAGCAGATCGGTATACTAGACTCCACGGATCCAACAAACACCGAGTTGGTGGAATGGGTGGATATGATTCCAATTATTATATGCATCAGAATCGTATGCAGTTGTATGCAGATTACGAAATGATGGATAAAGATCCTATTATAAATTCAGCATTAGATATATATTCAGATGAATCTACATTGGCTGATCAATTCGGTGATGTGTTAACAATACGAGCACAAAACACCAGAGTGCAAAAAATACTTTACAATTTATTTTATGATATTCTGAACATTGAATTCAACTTGTGGTCATGGATTCGCAACATGACAAAGTATGGTGATTTCTTTTTAAAATTGGATATTGCTGAAGAAATTGGAATCATTAATGCTCGTCCATTTTCAAGTTATGAAATGGAACGTTGGGAAGAATATAATGAAGCTACTGGTGAATATGAAATTAAATTTAAAAATGTAGCTTCTGAACAATTAACATATGATGTGTATGAAATTGCACATTTTCGAATGTTGTCAGATTCTAACTTTTTACCGTACGGTAGATCCATGCTGGAGGGCGCTCGTAAAGAATTTCAGAAATTAATGTTGATGGAAGATGCGATGCTTATACATCGTATTATGCGAGCTCCGGAAAAGCGTATTTTTAAAATCGATATTGGAAATATTCCGCCTAACGAGGTAGATACTTTCATGGAACAAATCATGACTAAAATGAAAAAGATTCCACATATCGATCCTCAAACTGGAAATTACAATTTGCGTTTCAACATCAACAACATGTTGGAAGATTATTATCTGCCGGTACGGGGAGGACAATCATCTACTCAGATAGACACACTGCCAGGCATGACATTTACCGGAATGGATGATATTGAATACATCAAACACAAAATGATGGCAGCTTTAAAGATACCAAAGCCATTTTTAGGTTATGATGAAGGAGTTGAAGGTAAATCTACATTAGCTTCTATGGATATAAGATTTGCTAGAACCATAGAACGAATACAAAAAATTGCTGTGTCTGAACTAGCAAAAATTGCTGTAGTACATTTATATGCACAAGGATTTGAAGGTGAAGATTTAGTTGGGTTTGAATTAGAATTAACTGCCCCATCCATTATCTATGATCAACAAAAAGTTGCATTAATGAATGAAAAGATTACATTGGCTAATGCAATGAAGGACAGCAAATTAGTTTCTGACAGATACATTTATGAATACATATTTAATATGTCAGAAGATCAGTGGTTGCAAGAAAGAAACAATGTTATTGAAGACTTGAAGCTTCGATTCCGTCAGAATCAAATTGAACAAGAAGGCAATGATCCAGCATTAACCGGAGTATCTTATGGTACACCGCATGACTTAGCAACAGTGCATAT